TCAGGTCTCTACACTATTACTGAGAATCGCACACTTCCCGCACAATATGTAAACAATGCGGAGGCAAGTGTATAATGTATATTGTATTTACCGCACCTAATCAGTTCGTTAAAAGTCTCAACGAAGCATGTGAAATCAGAGACGATTATTTTAACAAAACTGGTGAAATCGTAGCAGTTGAGAGATCACAACATCACCCAACTCCTTGGCGAACCATTAACAACTATTAAACCTATTCTTTGGAGGAAACTAACAATGACCACTGCAATTTTAGACAAAACAGAAACAATTATCAACAGAATCTTAGAGGTTGATAACTTTCAGAATATGGCATGTTGCTGCTCTAATTGGAAAGAATTCACAGAAGAATTAGAGGAGTGGGGTGTTACTGGATGTGCTAAGATTGAATTTGATGATGAAGAATTAAACGTCAATCGTCTTGACTATTTCATAGAAACTGTCAATGGTTGGCATAAAACAAATCAGGAGGATTAATCATGTTTCATAGTGAATCATTCGGGCGATTATTCTGGGTTGATGATAACAATGACTTCAGAAGTTGCCCACAATATGTAGACGGAACTGGTGATTTTGACAATGCTGATTATGTATCAGAGTGGCAAGATTGGGAGGGAGTTAATTATGAAACTCTCTTTAATATACACCAGTCATGTATAATCAATAAAAACAATTACTCAAACTCATTAACATTCAAAGGAGGTATTTAATCATGTCATGTATACATAACGAAGAGATTCTTGAAAACATTTATGATGAAGTTGTTGCAGAAAGTATAAAGAACTTAGCAGATAACGGCATCTATGTATCAGAATCAGAATTAGATTGTGATTCATTAGAGAGAGAAACTTACAAACGATTTGAGGCACTATGTCACTAAAAGCAGATTACGAATTCTCACAATCTCACAGAAAGATAGACATCTATGACTATCTAACTGAAGATGAATTAGAGTCAGTTACTAACATTTTCCTGGAAGCATTAGCAAGGGAAGAAGGTATCTCACCTGAGGTATTTGAGTTAGAAACTAACATTTTAGTAGAGCAAACTTATTGGCAAGACTAACAATGAAACTACGTCCACATCTTGACTTAAATGTTACTCAAACAGAAGATTTAATCTATTTGTTACAACAACGTGAACTAACAGATAGTGATACTTTTAAGGTAACATATCTCAAACTAAATGATTATCTAAATCAAATTACAGACAGTTCTTAACATGCACCCCCTGTTAATTCCCATTTCATTGTATACACATGCATGGGACAGTTTATCATCCGAAATTAACAACAACCGAACCAAAATGACCTACCTTGATTTACTATCAGAGTTGCAAAACTTACCAGAGGAAGAGTTAACAAAGGACGTACAATTATACGACCTTGATTGTGAAGAATACCTACCATGTTATTCATTTAGGTATCACAAATCAACTCCAACTATTGAGATATAAATGTTATTAACTCCCCCCTAATTACATGAATGAAAAGTTTATTAAAGGAGAGAAGATTACCTATCAAAATGATACTGGACATGTTAATTTTATAGGTGATAAGTATATAACTATGAGTTTAAATCGTAGACCAGATAGTAACAGTATGCATGGATATAAGGAGACTAATTTATTAATTTACAGAACATATTGGAAGGACATTGTTTATCATGACAGAGACAAATAACAACAAACAAAGTGTTACCTACGGAGAACAGATTAACTATGTGTTTATAACACTTAAGGAGTTAATCATTATGCAATGGGATTACATTAGAAAACACAAATATTGGAGAGTTATTAACACCCTTGGGGAAAACTCCGCAGAAAATGTTGAAAACAATTAAATGTTAATTTAAACTATTAAGTGTGTTTAATGCCTGTGGAAATCTCTGTGGAAAATGTAGTCTTAGCATGCAGATTACCGACTGTCAAGTAATATCGAAGAACTCACACATTCTTGACAGATTATAACAAATTATGGTATAATAACCCTGTAGAGGTTAACACAAACCCTAAGAAAGATGCAGTATCTAATTGAAGACGAAGACGGCAAATTACATGGGACATTCTATTCAATAACTGACTTAGAATTGTACATGGATGGTGTTAGAAACCGTAGGGGAGATAGGTATAAAGAATTGCCCAGATATTCATGCTTTGATTATATCAAATCGATTGGATGGTATCTAACAATTAAGGACACAAATGCAACCACTAAGTAACACAAACTGTAATGCCACTAAGTAACAACTAAGGTGTGACAGTCAACAAAGTGGCACAAGGGTTGTTGATAAGTACCTGGAAATCCTGTATTATATTAATATAAATCAATCAGGGGAATCATCCTTATGAAACTAACACCCATTGCAGCAAATCAGACAGAGGTTTCTATCAACGACGGAACACAAATCTTCTTCAGTTATAGAACACCAGTTGCAGCATATTTGCCAAGCAAAGGTTATGTTAGAACTGAAAGATTTTGGAGCAAAACAACATCTAGGCACATTAATAAGTGGTTGCAAGGTGTTAACAATGTCTCTGAAGTCTCCCAGACAGTTCTTGACAATTTAGCAGCATAATGTTAGAATGGGAGTGTTAACAAGCACTCCCTTTTTTATTGCCTATGTAACACACAAGACAGTTAATTAACTCACTAAGTATAAAGAAAACAGTCGAGATGACAGTTATACCAAGGGATCTCGCCCGTTGATCCGGCCCTATCCCGCCCCTTATATTAAAAAAGATAGAGACCCTAACCTACAAAGGTTCCCATTCGCTATCGATATATAAAATATTTCAAAAATTTTTCCGAGGTAAAAAATGCCACCAGAGTTTCGCCAAGACAGACAAGACAATCGCACATGGATCTTAGAGCAATTGCTCAGGACTGAAGGGTACTTAGATCCTCGTATGTACGAGTGTGCTGACTATTGTGTAAGTGCTGGTATTATAAATGATGTTAAAGACGTTGTAAAAGCATGGGAGAACTGGTGTAACACGCATCCCAAGCGAAACAGTCAAGTTAATCGCCTATGAGATATGTCACACAGATTTACCGTTTCTCTTGAGGAAAATGAATTCGGAGAAACAGTCATTACTATACCAGATACCTTAATAGAAGAATTAGGTTGGAGAGTTGGTGATGAGTTAGATTATGAACTATTAAACGATGATACATTGACCTTTAAAAAGACAGATGAGTGATCCTAATCAGAACATTACTGAGTATAACCCTTGGGAAGACAATAATGAAGCACATGAGATTATTAATGAGTGCATCAAAGGTCTCTCAGAGCGTCTTGCAGAGTTAGTAAAGTACACTGAGGCAATACCTACCCCAGATAAGGTTTTGTACAAGCCTAAAGGGTATGAGGAGTATCTAAATATTAAACAGAACTACGATGAAATATATCGTAGGATAGAGAAATTAGAAGCAATGGCACATAAGGCACCTTCTACAGATCATGGTAAAAGACTTACTGCTTTAGAGGAAAAGATAAATGGGTTGTAAACCTGGTAATAGAGGTACTACTTCATGTTATTACTTTCAGCCTGGTACAGGTGCTGGTGTAAGTATAGAATTTACTGAGTATCCTCTGAATGTAATCCGAACTAATGGTAGTTACAACATACCTGGAAGGGAAGGTAGCGTAGTAATGTACCCTTCCACTCAGATTTGTAACTCAAGCGGATCTCCTCAGATACAGAATGCATCTAACTGTGGAAAACTATGGAGAGCAGATCCAGAGGATAATGAGTGTATATTAGCATATGATTGGTATCCTGGTGAGTTATCCTTTGATTATGGGTTCTCTGATACATGGTTTTCATACTTATATGATACAAGCGACAAACAGGGCATCATAGGTAGTCCTTGTTTTTATATCGAAGACGAGGTAACCACTGGTGATGATGGAAGTATGACATCATCTTCTGAGTGTCATCCTTGTACTGGATTTACGTGCACCCCCGCGAGCACCACATTATCTTATACCGTAGAGGGAGACGATGACCTAACTGGAGATTCAGACTGCCCCCACCCCACATTATTCGGGTTTGGGAGTGATAAGAATAAATTAGCGTTCTCATACGACTCTTTATCCACCACGATACCTAATGGACTCACTGATTTCAGCCTCTCTGCCGACGGAACCACTTATACTGACGCTTGGAATCAAGATGAAGTCTCTGGTATAATCTATTCATCGACCCAAAACCCTTGGGTTAGTGGAGACGAGTCATTTAACGACTTTCAGGTCTTTGAAATCAACGATACAGGTAATAATAAGACTGGATTACGTATAAAATTCAATATTTACCCTATTTTTGACGATTCTGGTAGTTCTACTGTCTTTACGGGCACAAAATGGGAACCAACAGAGGTTTTGAATCCTGGAACTGGTTATGCTGTCAATGATACGTTCAATTTACAGTACTTAGTGACTCATTATGACAATACGACTACTACTTTACAGGTAACATTGAAGATTACTGGTGTTGGTCCGTATCAGGCAACTGAAGGACAGACAGGTTTTGACGTTTTAAGAGCAGGAGACACAATTAACGGTCATACTATCAATAGAGTGTTCACTACTGACTTAGATAACTTCCCATATCATATAATTTACTTAGATGGAAATGGTAGCGATTTTGCGAAGGATACACAGTATACTAGCTCAAGAAATCACGTAATTACCGCAAAAGCGGGTAAAGGTATAGCAGAAAGGGCAATTTTAGTCGGAAAATACGAATTTTTGAACAAAAGTATCCAATATTGCACCGCAGACGTAGATAAAAACGCTCCAAACATCTTTTCGACCCTAAAACAACCAAAAATCACCCCAAATTTAACAAATGGAGTACTTTCTGGCGTTTCTATCGTAGATGGAGGATCTGGGTGGCTTGCTCAAAATATACAAGGAAGAGAGCCAGAATTAATTGTTACACCACCATTAATTGACTCAGGAAGACAAGCAAAAGTTAAGGCAGAATTTACAAATGGTGTACTTACGGCAATAAAAGTGGAAGATGGAGGGTCTGGATACAGTACAGAGAACCTTCCACAGTTCGCAGTCATCAATGATGAGAAGAGAGAATCTATTACAATCTTTAATGAGGCTGGAAATACAGTACATAAAGAAGATTCTACATTAGTAATGGATGCCATTGATGAATATGGCACAGATTTTGGTGTTTCTGGTGAAAATAGAACAGATATATCAAATACTATTGATTTAACACCCGAAAGACAAGATTATACGATACCAGATGAGACATTTAGAGTAAAAGAAGACCCTAATCGTAATAGAGTTAGTAAATTACCGCAACAAAAGTACACAAAAGCGGCTACAGACAAATATAAAGAGGAAACTAAAGTCCAATATGACTTACAGTACCTTAATGACATTGATATTGATAGAAAATATAAGGATGAATGGGAAATTGCAAGGCAAGAAGATATAGCTCAGCGTGTAAAAGACGTAGATGATATCTCACAAGAGAATGCGATTGAGTATGATGTGCGTAAAGAGATGTATGTAGAGACTGTTCAAGGTGCAACAAGTCAACTTCCGCATGCTTCAGAGTATACAAAGTACATGCTCCGTCAATATAGACCAGATCCAACAAGAAAAACAACAATTAACGTAACATTAGCATCTACTCCCGTAACTGCGGGATGTACTCACTTTAGTTGTACTGCCCCTCCTCCTGGAACTGGAGGTTCAACTACGGATCCTGAGACTGGTGTGACATACAATACTACATATACTATGTCAAGTCTTATGGGATCTGGTTGTAAAGCATGGTCTTGTTCAGGCACATTTCCCATGTATAATGACTTGAGTGCATCTGCACGACAAGTCGCAGATGCTACAGCAGCATACGGTAACCCTTATAGTCAGTAATTATGGCAGGATCACCTTTAGGAGCAGCTCTCTATATGGGAGTTGATAGTGGACATGGAGTAGGATGCGGATCATCACACCATCCAGGTTTAGGTGGTGGTACACTTAGTCCTTGTCCACACCCATCTTTAGCACCTCAAGTGGTGCCAAAACCAGTTGCAGCAATGAATGCAACTACTATATGGCCACCTCATTCTCAAACACCTGCTGGTCCGTACTTGCGTACTGTGATAATTAATGGTAAAATGCCTATCTGTGACCAAGATTTGCTTATTCCCCATCCTACTCCAGTACAACATACAACTACTTCCGTAGGTTTTAAATGCTTTTGTACCGTAAGTACACCAGCATGGCATTGTACTGTAGGTACTGCAGGTGGTAGAGAAGCAGCAGCAGGTCATGCTCGTAAACTATTCGCCACTACCGCAACAGTGTTTGTTCAAACATTACGTTTAGGTAGAATGAGTGATCCTTTAGGTGATACAACGGTTGCATTTCCATGCACATCGTTAGTCGCAACAGCTAGTCCAAATGTATACGTAGGAAAATAACCTAAATTATGGCAAAATCAATAAATTGGAATCCCGACACTTTTGTGGAGGCAAAACCTAAGAAAACCCGTCAAGGGAATGGAAAACACACTAAATATTCCGCTACTAGTCGCAACCATGCGAAAAAACGCACAAGAGGACAAGGATAATGAGTTTAAAAGAATTAACACAACAACATCATAAACAAGCAGAGAGTCAACCCTTTGTTGGCATTTTATTCAGTGGTCGTTGTCCTCATGAGACATACGCAACTTATTTGTACCAACTTTACCTCATATATCAGACATTAGAGGAAATTGGAGTACAAGGAGGTGTTTTAAAAGGTTTTGAAGATCTCTTAAGAGCACCACAGATACAAGAGGATTTTGATGAGTTATGGAAGGAATCAGAACCTCCTGCCGTATTGGACTCTGTATACGCTTATAGAGCGTACTTAGATGGATTAAGGCATGAACCAGAACGAGTCTGGGCACACTGCTATACAAGGCATATGGGAGACCTTATGGGTGGTCAGCAGTTAAAGGCAAGAGTACCTGGATCTGGTAAAATGTTTGAATTTAATAATCCTGGTGAATTGATAACAAAGATCCGTGGAAGATTAAAGGATGATATGCAACGTGAAGTGGAAACTGCTTATGAATTTGCTACATTACTCTTTAAAGAAATGTGGGGAGTGCATCAAGAGGCACTAAAAAAGCAAAAAGCGTATGAGCAGTCATATTCGTAACTAAATAGTTCCAGCTATAATATGTTAATGTGACTTACAGGGCATTACCAGAGGGGTTGTTTATTTCAAACAGCCCTATTGCTGGTCAAGGCATATTCTCAAGGAATAGTCTTAAAGTTGGAACTGAATTGGGTCTATCTCACCTTATTATAGGTGAAGAAATATTTCGGACACCATTAGGAGGATTTTTGAATCATTCAAACTTCCCTAATTGCGAAAAATACCAAGTAGACGATAAATATTATGTAAAGGTTATAAAACCAATTGGTCCTATGGAAGAATTGTTTTTGAACTATACATTCTATAAGGTATAATGGCATTAAAGAAGATTGGAAGGAACGAACAGAAAAGGTCTCGTGCTTTTAAGGATATTGCCGTGATGATGGGAAAAAATCCTTTCACGGATGATGTTAATGTGGTAAAGAATGATAATGCAATTAAACAATCAATAAAGAATTTAATATTAACTACTCCTGGAGAGAAACCTTTCCAACCTTTAATTGGATCTAATGTATATACATTACTATTTGAACCATTAGATCCCTTTGTGGCTGATCAAATCCAAGAAGAAGTCATAAATACTATTAATCAGTATGAACCTAGAGTTGCCCTCACGGAAGTATCCGTACAACCTATTTGGGATGATAATGCTATTGGAATAGATGTTGAATACCAAATTGTTGGGCAACCCGTTGTTGAGAATATTTCCTTTGTCTTAAAGAGACCTGAATAATGCAACCGAATAATTTAACAGCATTAGATTTTGATGATGTAAAAGCATCGATTAAGTCTTATCTTAGAACCAGATCAGAGTTCACTGATTATGACTTTGAAGGTTCTGCTCTGACGTATTTGATTGATACTTTAGCGTATAACACATATTATACCGCATTTAATGCTAATATGGCAATGAATGAGGCATTTTTGCCTTCTGCCACTGTTAGAGACAATATTGTTAATATTGCTAAACTGTTAAATTATGTTCCTAAGTCAATTGCTTCATCAAAAGCATGTCTTAAACTTGAAGTACAGACTGTTAAGACAAATGGTGCATATCCAAGTAGTATAACTCTATCTAAGGGTGCAGTTGCTACTGGTGGTAATTTTATTTGGAATATTCTTCAAGATACTACTGTAGTTGTTAATACTACCACTGGACTTGCCGAATTTGACAATTTGATGATTCGTGAAGGAACTATTGTCAGATTTAACTACGTTGTTAATACTTTTGCAACTCAAAATTATAAAGTTCCTTCTGAAGACGCTGATATTGATACTTTAACTGTAAGGGTAAAAGCAAACGAGTCTGCGACTGCTTCTGACCTCTATAACAAGGTTGATACTGTTACCAACCTAACTGCTACCACAAGGGTTTATTTCCTCTCTGAAGGCGAGGATATGAGGTATGAGATAAGGTTTGGTGATGATACTGCTGGTAGAGCACTAAAAGATGGTGAGGTTGTTGATCTTGAGTATCTTGTAACTTCTGGTATTGAAGCAAATGAGGTAACTGGATTCTCCTTCGTTGGTACTATGAGGGATAATTTAGGAGTTGCTTATGGACCAAATTCAGTAGATCTTACAACAAAAGACAGGTCACAACTGGGATCTGTTGCAGAATCACCTGAATCTATTAAATATAATGCTCCAAGATACTACTCTGCACAGTATAGAGCAGTAACAGCACAAGATTATGCTGTTATTACTAAAAAAGTTTATTCTAATGCTGATTCCGTTGTTGCATATGGTGGAGATGCTTTAAATCCTCCAATTTACGGTAAAGTTTTCGTTGCAATCAAAACTAAGACTGGATCATTACTTAATGACCAAACTAAGAAAGAAGTAGCAGCAGATTTAAGAAAATACGCTATGGCATCAATTGACCCTGTTGTCGTTGATCCAGATCAGATCTATATCTACAATAAGATCTTTGCACAGTATGATACTGGTTGCGGTTCTAGTACATCTGATATAAAAACCCATATTAATGATGCTATCACTAATTGGGCTTCTCAGACACAGATTAATAACTTTAACTCTACCTTTAGAAGTCAGAACTTTGAGAAGGCAATTGTGCTTTCCGACAAGTGTATAAGTGACGTTTCACTACAAACTACAATTCTGAAGTATATCAAACCAGGTACTAACTCAACAAACACGTATTGTGTTTCAACTGGTGGTCAATTATATGATAGTGCTCCAAGTAATAGTGGTGCTAGTGACTCTTGTAAGAAGGAACCTGTCGTATTATCAGGAACCTTTAGGACTGCTGATAGACCAGGTATCGATCAGCAATTTGAAGACGATGGATTTG